AATTTACTAGAGAATGGTTAAGAGAGACTTATAGAGTCCTCAAAGATGATGGACGTATTGCCTTGAATATTCCTTATGAAATTAACCGACAGAAAAAAGGTGGTAGAATATATTTCTCAGCTGAGTTGTGGATGATAATGAAAGAGATTGGATTTGGTTTTTTCGGTATTGTGGACTTAGAAGAAAGTTCACCACACCGTAGTAAAACTACCGCATGGGGAAGTTGGATGAGTCCGTCTTCACCATACATATATAACCCTAAAGAATGTGTAATACTAGCCTACAAAAAGAAACACAAAAAGGATGTTAAAGGAACACCCCAATGGAAAGGAGAGTATCAAATGGTACCTAACGAAAAGATTGAGGGTGAGTTTAGAAAGAAGTTAGTGTATGAAGATAAAGACAAAAAAGATTTTATGTCTTTAGTTTTTGGTCAATGGAATTATTTTGCGGATACTCAACAAAAGACCAAAGCGACATTTTCATTAGATATTCCATATCGAGCAATTAAAATTCTTTCTTACAAAGAAGATTTGATAATGGACCCATTCAACGGAAGTGGGACAACATGTTTAGCGGCGGAAATGTTAGGTAGGCCATGGATTGGTATTGATATCAGTAAAAACTATTGTGAGGTTGCTAAAAATAGGATAAAAGAATATCAGACAGAACAAAAACAACTCAAATTAGTTTTAGATGAACATACGAGAAATTAAAATGATTAGTCATGATTATATAACTATAGTTACCACCGATAATCACGTAAAAACATTTAAAAAGGAAAAACTAACACCAACACAAAAGGTATGGTTTGAGAATATAATTGCATGTTCTTTATCATTAATCACCGAAACCCCTACAAAGTAAGGGGTTTTTTGTTATTCAGGATATTTATTAATAAAACTTTTATGTCACGTATTATATTAAAAGAAGAAGAAAAACATTATATACAAAAACTGTATTTACTTGAAAATGATACGGTAAGGAAAGATGGTACTAAAATGAGGGCTAGTCAAAACTTTTGGGATTTTATAAAATTCGAAGAAGGTGACCCTAAGAAACCTGTGGGTTCTATCAAAGAACCTGTACTTAAAGCTTACAAAGACACTAGTGGTATTTGGACTATAGGTTATGGTCACACAGGAAGTGATGTTAAAGAAGGGTTAGTTATAACTAAACAACAGGCACTTAAATTATTATACTCCGACGCAACTATTTCCGCAGATTGTGTTAGAAGATTTTTAAGTGAATGGAAAGATAAAGGTTTAAAAACTTATATGTTAACACAAGGAGAATTTGATTCATTGGTTTCATTAGTTTTTAATTCAGGATGTGATTCAGTGAGGATGTCAAGATTTATTCAATACCTTAAATCGGGTCAAAATAAAAAAGCGGGAGAAGCTATTCTAAAATACAAAGCCAATAATTCTGGTTTAAAGAATAGAAGAGAAAAAGAAAGTAATATGTTTTTATCATGAAAAAATTAATTAAAGAATCGGGACTAAGGAATATGAAGGCGTTAGCCGACAGATATAAAAAGGCTAAAATTTATTTCCACCAAGATTTAGACGGTGTTACAACTGCCTTAGCTATGAAAAATTATTTAGAAGATAACGGAATTAAAGTTGTTGATTCTGAGATAATACAGTATGGTGATAAAGAGTTCACTGTTAAAAAACAAGACGCTCAAGGAGATACTATGCCGGTTTTAGTTGACTTCGCCCACGGTAAACCAATGTTTGTTGTCCACACGGACCACCATGATAGTCAAACAGGTGTTGAAGATGAGACTTCAACTTCTTTCAGGTCATCAAGGTCTAATGTTGAAACCTTATCGCAGATAATGTCTCCAAAAGATATTTTTACTTCTGATGATATAAGGTTAATATCTACAGTTGATTCTGCAGATTTTGCGAAGTACGGATTAAAACCTAAAGATATTATGAATTTTGTTTTTAAACTTCAAAAAGACGAATCATTACAAAAAAATAAAACTGCTTTAGGATTGGCGACTAACAAATTAATGTTAGCCTATAAGAATAAACCTGGATTTATGGAGGAATTAGTTATGACTTCTAACCCATCGTTGTTAAATATATTTCAAAATATTAATAGAATCGCGGCGGAGAGAGGATATGCCCTTCCTGATGAAATGGATTTAAATCAAAAAGATTACATTCAAAAACAAAAAGAAAGTGAAAAAGTATATGTGGACGATAATATTATAGTTCAATATGGTGGAGGTTCAATGTTTAAACCAGGTTCTTATGATAGATACACACCATTTGAAAATAACCCTGACGCGGATTTCTTAGTTATTGCTTGGCCTATGGGATTAGTACAAGCATCTTGTAACCCATTTAAAAAAGAAAGAGAACTAAAAGGTGTTAATTTAGGTGAGATTGCTCAAGAAGTGTTAAGTAAATGGGAGAGTCAATTAAAGGATAAAATAATTCCATTATCTACAATAAAGTGGATATCTGAAGGTAACAAACAATTTGGTGATGAATCAGTTGGTTTTACAAATGCAGATTTAGAAGCATTTTATGGTGATAAAGTACGTTCTATTGATGGTGGTGATGAATATATGGAAAAGTTAAAAGACATCATGGATACACCTTCAACTCAATTAACGGAAGACCAGTGGGCAATATTAGACAAATTAGGTGTACCTGCGTGGGAAATGATTCAAGCAAACTCAGGAGGACATAAATGTATTACTAATATATCAGCACTTAATTATTTCGGTAGAGGTAAGAGAAAACCTGAAGGTAAATATAAATACAATAAAGATAAAGGTGACTCACCTTATGTTAAGTTTACTAAAATGATTCAAAATGAATTTGTTAGAAAACTTAAAGAAAAGATTAATGAATCTAAAAATTTAAATGAATCGGTTTTAAATGAAGCAATAGGTTTTATATTTCCAATTGGTAATGAAGAATTCAATGTTGGTTATGATTCCTCAGGATTAGGTAGAGGTAAGAAAAAAGTATTAGATAAAGACGAGGCGATTCATAATAGTGATTATGGGGCGGGTGACGCTAAACATCAACACAGAGGAGGACATTTAGGAATTGATATATTTGCACCTAAGGGTACTCCAATTATTTCAGCTACGGATGGAGAAGTGATTAAAGTTAGAAGAAAAGATAGAACTACTGGTGGTAAGACAGTTAGTGTATTATTAAATGGTATAGTTTATTATTATGCACACTTAGACCAAGTATCTGATAATATAAGTAAAGGTGACGATATTAAAAAAGGCACATTCATAGGTACAGTTGGTGATACAGGAAACGCTAAAGGAACCCATCCACACTTACACTTTTCGATGTATGAGAAAAGAGGTGGGTATAAAAGAGGAACTATTGACCCATGGCCATTTTTAAAAGATAGTCTTGATGGGGGAGATTTAATTGTTATTGAACCAGGACAAGTTGTTGATAAAGTTGAGGGAAAAATTGCACGTGAAGATTTAAGTATTACGGATATTGTTAACAACGGTGATAACTCTGAATTAATATCAATGGGTTCACAAGGTAAAGGAGTTGAAGAAATCCAAACAATTTTAGATAAAGAAGGTTACGATTTAGGGGATGCTGGGATTGATGGAATCTATGGTCCTTATACAATGAGAGCGGTTAAGAAGTTCCAAAAAGATAATGGTTTAAATTTGATTGACGGAATTGTTGGTATTGAAACGTCAACAGAATTCAAGAAACACTAAATTATATTAAATCAAAGAAAAGGAGACATTGTCTCCTTTTTTTATGCCGTGATTTTTACAGTATCTACCTTCAACTTCTAAAACTGTATTACCAAAACCTTGATATGACTCACAATTTTTATTATCATTACACGGTTGACAGTTGGAATGGATTTCAGTTATTTCTGTTCCGTTAATAAAAATGATATCTAATGGTATTATACAGTTATACATCCAAAAACTTTGTTCAGTGGTGTTTGGCATAAAAAATAACATACCATCAAAAGATTCGTCAAACTTTTTACCCATCATTCCTTTAGAAATGGAATCTGGAGTGGCAGAAACTTTGACTTTTAAAATATTATCATTTATTATTACTTTCATACTAATAAATATACAATAAAAAGAATATATGAAAAAATACGCAGGTATAATTGTAAGGTGTAACAATAAGGTTCTACTTTGCAAAAGAAATTCGGACACGACATTACCAGGGTTTTGGTCATGTCCTGCAGGAAGTGTAGAAGATGATGAGCCAGTTAAAGACGCGGCCATTAGAGAATTTATTGAAGAGACTGATTTACCTGTCATGGGTGATATAGATTTTGCTGCAGTCATAAAACGATATAATAGAGATGGTACAAAGGTTAAAGGTATGTTATATACCTATCTTATGGATGTTGAAGAAGAAATGTTTCCGGATTTAGAGAACGCTCACGATGGTGATGAGCATACAGAGTGTGGTTATTTTGGTAAAGATGAACTACCTGAACCAATGACCAAACAATTTAATAAACTTATAAATATAATTTTAAAATGAACGAACAATTATTTAACATGTTGATGAAATCTGCTGAGGCAGATAGAGCAAAGGCTTTATTATCTTTAGAATTACTTGGTAATAAAGCAGTGGGGATTGGAGACCATTCAACAGAAGACTTCTACAAAAATGCTGAAGAAGCACTTACTACTTTAGTGGATGCAGATGATAGAATCGCAGCATTAACTAAGTATTTTAATAAGTAAATTCAAAAAAATTGGTCAAAGAGCTTGTCTGAGAGTAATTTTTTTGTATCTTTGTATAACTTTTAAAGAAAACGGGCATATTTATATTTTACCCTACTGATTATTTCAGAAATTTTTTTTAAAAAGTATTTGACAGATTGAAAATTTTGTTGTAAGTTTGTCAAACAAATCAGTAAGAGTACTGAAGACGTTCTTTGAAAATATTAATAAGTGTCTAATTTGACCATCACAGTTTGTGAAAGAAATACAAAAAGATTAACCCCTTTTTTCTACAACGGTTAAAATAAGACATTTGACGGCGGTTTAGCGTCGTTAGATAACCCCAGTAATGGGACTAAAGGGATTGAAACGGGAATAGTACACCGTGAATGTCCGCAGTCGTGAGGCTGACAACTAAACAAAGTGGCTACAATCAAGACCCTAAGGGCAACTGCTAAAGGGACGAGATTACTCTGAATCCGTGGAATATCAGAGTTGAGATAGTGATATCAATAGGAAAAGCTACAGGTGACGGTTCGACACATCCTGTCAGATGTTGTAGGGCTGGGTACCAGTACGAAGGGATTCCGAGACGATAAGTTAACGTATTCCTGAAGTACCGTAAGTTGACAGACTTACAGAGAGGTGTGAAGCATTTTGTTTCCAAAAGAAACGAACCTTCTCCCGAAGCACATCTTTCATTATCCCACAGTTGCTATACTAACTAACAATTAGAAAGCAAAAGTTCTTCGGGCGTTGACAACGAAAGGTGTCTAACACTTCGAGTCATAGACTAACGAAGTCATTGGTAAGACCGCAAGTCTTCTGATGTCGATTACCAAATACCTGGTGGGACGGCCATCCCTTCGTAAACTCGCAAGGTTTAACAGAGTAAAGTAGTAGTTGAGTAGTTGTTAACGAGAAGAGTGGTTCACTCAAATAACCGACACTGACTTGATACTCTCGGCAACGATAGTGGATAAGTGAGCAACCGACATAGGGTAATCTCACTAAAGACAGGTCACATAAACGTGTAATCTCAGCGTTCTATACTTTATATATATCTTCCTTAACCTCAGTTCTAACCAACTGAGGTTTTTTTTTACCTAATAATTTGTGAGTTAGAATAATATTCCTTATATTTGTAATACTAAAAAAAAATATTATGGAAGGAATTATCACATTAATCATTATCGGTTTCATTTTAACATTTGGTTCACAATTACTAAAAGGTATTGGAAACATCTTCGCAGCTTCAGGTAGAGTGGGAGGATGGATTTTAGGAATTATTTTAGTTCTATTTCTTTTAAAGACCATTGTATTCTCACCTAAACCTACAGAACCAGGTTCACTATCTCATGCAGAGGAAGTATTTGGAGGTAAAATTACTAAGGAAGGTGAATTTTTTATAGACGTATACGGTGATAAGTACAGATGGAATGATACTGAAGAGGATTACGAATGGGTTCAGTAAAATCACTCAAATTATTAGGTCAAGTCATTAATTTTAATTATATTTGTTATATGGAAAAAGGAGATAAAATAAAAGATATCAGAGACAATAGTATTCACATCGTTGAGTCAGTAGATGTATATGATGAAGTTACACTTATTTATACAGAAGGTAAAAAATACATACCAATCGAGTCAGTTGAATTACTTAGTAAAGTGATTGAAAAAATAAAAAGTTTAATTTTTA